AAAGTTAGGACTTATATAATCAGGATAAGCTCTTTTTATGTTATGTTGATAATTTCCACTTCTACTACCTCCATATTGGTTATGAAGGTAATCAGATTTGGAAGCTAATGTTGTTCGTTTTCTGTTTCTTTGTTCATTATAAGATATATGAATCCATGAAGAATTAAAATTATTGGGATTATTAAATTGTCCTTTTTCAGGATATTCCCATATTAATTGATGGTATTGTGGTATATTTATACGGCACCAATTAAATAATTCTGATGAATTTGTTCCATCTTTAAGAACTATATCAGCCGCATACCCATATATGTGTTGGCTATTTTTTACTCCCTTTAATAGTTTATTAACTTCTTTATTTCTATAAACAGAAGTTAAAGCAAGTTTATTTGAATTAAATTTTCTAAATATAGGATTTATACAATATTTAAATAACTTATGCAAATTTAAAATTATATTATCCTTATTTAGATTGGGATCCTCTAAAGAATAATCAGACCCAGGAAAATTATCTATTTTATTTTTATGTGCTGTAGAAGAATAAATACACTGATTTAAGGTAAAGTATCCTGTATTTTGTTTTTGGGCGTGTACTGTTTTCATTTTAATATGTTATATATTGCTAATTTCTCCCATTATTTGGTCTCTTTCTTCTTTAGAAAGTAATGAATGGGGGGATATCATATTCCAAATATCTACATTAATTTCTTCTTTATAAATAATAGATTGGTTTTCTGTGGGAGATATATCATAATATGCTATGTTTGTTCCTTGGATCGTATTTAAACTTATTAATGTTTGGAGTTCACTAGCTGGGATTCTAGAAGGAGATCTAAAAATAATATCTTCCTTAGTATCTATATGTAGTTTTTTATTTGATATATTTAATTCTCTTTTACTCATTATAGCATATGTTTATAAGATGCAGGATGGTCTTTGGGGGATACTCCTGATTTTTGAAAATTTTTTATTTGTTGATTTGAACATAAATAAATACTTGAATTATCTTTATTTATGTTTTCTATTATATGTAATTTATTATTTACAGGTATTTCAGATTGTCCATTTTTTATTATAGTAATAGGATTACCTATAGATTCACTAGAAACATTACTCCAATTATTTGGGTGTGGGGTATTCTCTATTTGGTTATTTATTGTAGATCCAAATCTTATACTTTGACCAAATCTACCTTCAAATATTATATCACCTTCATAAGGTCTTAAAGGTCTTATAAAATTTCCTAAATCCTTAAAATATTTACCTAAATAAGGTTCATTATTTTCATCTAAAAAATTAGGTAAAATATTAGAAGTGGGTTTTTTATGAATAGATCCCGGAGGTAAATAATAATTTATAAAGTTTGAATCTTCAATAGAGTTGTTATAATCTGGAGAGGGAAATTGTACAAGATATACTAATTCATTAGGAATAGGGTAATAACCTATATTATTCCAATAAGGTTTAGCTGTGAGGTTGTCTTTACATCCAATATTAGAAGTAGGTTCTTGAAAATTAGTATAACATATAGTACCAATAGATTCTTCTCCTTTATATTTTTCATGTCCCTTATCTAAAACTATAGATTGAACTCTTACTACTTCAAACATATTTATTTTTCGGTTTTTGGGCTATTTAGTTCTTTGGGGGTTTCAACCGTTTTTGCAATTTCATCAGCTACTTGTTGGAGATGTTCCATTTCTTCTTCTGTTAATACACCACCATCTCTTGTGCTTGTTGCTCCTGTGGATAAGCGTTGTACTATAGCTGCCATTTTTATTAACTGATCATCATTTTTAACACTAATTTCCATGTATTCTTTAATTAAAGGTACTACTACAGTAGCATCTCCTAAAGAAGTGATAAGAGGGCGTAATTCAGCTATTAAGGAAGCTAATTGTTTTGATTTTTTTGTTTGGTTTTTATGAATTTCTTTTAATAAATCTGAAAATGATTTATCTTCAAAAATTAATTGATTTAATGCATCCATATTATTATTTTATTATAAATATGGAAAAATTTAAATTCTTACGTATCCTGTTTTAAGATATTCAGTATGTAATTTTTTATATAGTTTTTTTAGGTGTTTTGTAACTTTAGTTATAACAGGAGTATCTACATCAGTCATTTCACGAATATAAATATATAAAGCTTTTTTATTAAAAATTTCTAAATTTTCTCTACGTTTAAAAAGAGTATTAATAGCATCACATACTTTTTTATCTTTATTTTTTTTAAATAAAGTAAACATATGTTTATCTACATATTCTGTGAAATAATCTATAAATGTTTTAAGTTCTTGTTTTCTTTCATCTCTACCTAATTGTCTTATAACCCCATCATCTTCATCTGCTGCTATTAAGTCTGTTGTTATTTTTTTCTTTTTATAATTGTTGTTGTTATATAAAATAAGATAATTTTTTCCCACAATACTGAAGTATGAAAAAGCTTTAGATCCTTTTGTAGGATCAAAATAATCTAATTTTTCTAAGAGAAAAACCATTACTTCATGTTTTAAATCTTCTAAATTGTCTACTTCTGTATAGTAAAATTTAAATGTATGAATTAAATTTTCTGCTAATTTATAAAAAGCATAATATATTCTAGTTTTAAATATTTCATCTCTTTCATCTTGATTAGATGAAGCTAAATATTCTGCTATTGCAGCTTCTGTGTCTTCAGTAAAATACCTTTTTTTAGTTCTTTTTCTTCCTCTTTTTTTAGGAGCAGGAAGAGTATTATCCCCCGTAGTTTGGTTAACTTTATTTATCATGTTTTTATTTAAGTGTAAATTCGTTTAAAGCTTCTTGAATTCTTTTTACTTCTTTAAAGAAAAAACCTATTTCATCATCTGCATAAAATGAGCCTTTTTGGTCTAGTTGTTTTAACCTTACACCACACTCATTTACAGCATCACTTTGTTTAGTAATGAAATCTTCTAATGTTTCATTCTTTTTTAATAAATTTCTAATAGCAAAACCCATTGATGTTGTTATTATAACAAGTACTATTGTTGATATTGTCCACCCCATTGTTTAATCTTTAAAAAATGAATCTATAACATCTAAAGTAGCATTAGATAGATTCGGATTATTTATTGTATTTATTTTTTTAGCATTTCTTAAAGCTTTATCACCTTTAGATGCATTTTTAGGTTTTGATTGTTTAGGAACAGCATTTGTTGCTTTATTCCAAATTTCAAATTCAACCTGAGCCGCCATATGATCGGCTTGGTGCATAAGTAATGGTAAATGTGATCTTAATTTAGTTTCTTTCATACCTGACATAAAATAAAACTTATTAGACTCATCATATAAACCATCATGTATTTTAATACCAATAAATTCATTTTGACTTACTTTAACACCAATTTCTTGTAATAAAAATAAAGATCGTTCTGGTATTTTCATTGCGGGAATGTCAGTGTTAAATTTATAAATTTGACCTAATTTATCAATATGCCATTGAGAATCATTTGGTTGGTAGTATTCGCCTTCTTGCTGGCCCATCTTGCCCAAAT